ATGGTGATCTCTTCCGCGCCAGTGCCAAAGAAGGTTTCCCACGTGGCTTCATCATTGGTTGCTGGACGGCCAGCTTTGATATAAAGCTTAGTGCCGGCGTAAGTTTCAAAATCTTCTTCAAACGGAAGTGCCATTTCTTTCTCCTAAATTAAGCCCGCGCGCGGGATGCGTTACGGGCGGGCTGAAGCATTCCAGTATTCTAGTTTGCTTCCATGAAAGTTACCATAAAATCTCGGGATTGCTCGTGAATATTGTCGCCAACAGGTGGCAAATATGGACCTACATCTTCGCGCATTACTGATCGAACCTTGTAGCCTTTGACAATACCTGTATGAACGCCACGCGACAGTGCGCACACCTTCAACAACCGTTCCATAACAGCGAATTCTGTTGCGTAGCAAGTTACCTGAATCCGTTCACGGACCATCTTTGTAGTAAGGTTTTGCGCTGTAGTCCAAACCTCGTTTGAAGAAATCGAAGTTACACTAATTGCTGGTAGCTTGGCATCTTGTTTTAAAGCCCCAGCAACAAGGCGGGCAGAAGCCATATCTGACGGCACAATCGCAGTAACAGATGGATTCTGAGCAAGTAGCTCTCTAATGATTACGCTTCCGCTCATTCGTTGTCTACCCCTGGTAGGTTTGGCGCTTGAGTATTCAAACCTTGCTTGCTCAAGCGCTCGCGGATCTTCTTGGTAACTGCCTGGATAGCTTCAGGAAACGCCGCATCAACAGCGGGGCGCATAAATGGTTTAGGTCTCGCACCGCTGTGCATCACAGATGGGCCAACGAAGCTCCCACCAATGTTCAGAGAGCCAAGAACGCGCTGCTGTCGGTTAATCGTAGTCAACGAGATATCACGGCCCGTTCTGCGATTAGTACCTCGATCACGCGGATCAACCTTAACCAAGTGGGGTCGTGTGCCGAACTCAACGAACTTCGCATAATAGGCGTCGACGCCTTTATACTTGCCGCCCACCTTGACGCTCGCTGATACTTGACCACCTTTAGCCCTGCTAGATATACGAGCCGTCTTTCTAAGATCACCCTTATCAACTGGAATGCGCTGCTTGACAGCATCCAGAAAAACCTTCGCACCAGCCTGCAAGCCCGAGCGATTGATATTCTTCTCCATTTTGACCGGAAGTGTTTGCAACAGGTCGTCAAGCTCACGACCGCCGCTTACTACTTCGTCACGCGTCGTTGCCATTTGATGAGTATTCCTTAATAGTCACTTCGGTCCATTCGCGCCTGCCAATCTCCGCAGGGCCACCGCTGATCTCGTACAGCTTATCGTTTTCGTCGTGCATCACAATACGCATGTCCGAGGTGATGTCAGGCCGATACCGGATGCGAAGTCGAGCAGGCTTATACGCCATACGCAAGCCACTGCCAACAGACTCCGAGTTACTTGGCAACTCGTCCTGCCTCTGCGCTGGGATACGCTCACCTTTGAAGATAGGCATAAAGGCACCAGGCTGCGGCCCGTACTCCGGGTCATCAATGGTCGTTGGTCCTAGGATCGTGATGCGCCGATTAAGCTGCCCGCCCCTCATTCGTACACCATGTAAGGCTGGAGGAACATGCGCTCATACATCTCAGGCAAGGGAGCTACTGATACGCCAGCAATAACGCTCTCACGGTACGTATAAAGCGAGCCAATCTGCATCAGCATCCACGAGATGATGTCTTCCGGGACTTCTCCAGCAGGATAGCCGGCGAGGTATCTCACCGTGATAACTCCACGGCGCGCAGCAAGGCTTGGCAATGGAGAACCGCCTACAAATGCAACTTCAGCCGGCTCATGTCCATCAAGGACGTAAAAGGATTCTGCTGCCATATCTTGAGAAACGCCATCAGCATCCAGATAACTAACACCGATAATTTCGATAAATGGTGGCTTCTTCAAGCGCATCTTGCAGCCCCAGCCGTCGAACGTAGCAACGATTTCACGCTGTGTGATAGTGCGATTTAGCTTGCCCTCTGCTAGTCGACGCGCGGAAACGATCATTCGTTGAATCTGTTCGTCTTCATCGTCAAGCACACCCTCAAGGCGCAAATGCTTCTTTGCTTGCTCAAGACTGATAGGCTCTTCGACAATAACCGGCTCATCAATCCTGGCCAAGCGAGGAATCATGCCAGTGGTGACAGTCGTTTCAATAAGGTCTGCCATCATTGCTGCTCCACTGTGAAATAAACGGTACGGTCTTCAATGCGTGGCGGATTACTAGCCGTAGTAATTCGGCATGTGATGCTTGGGTTCGTTGTCGCATTCCCTACGAAGATTGTAGCAAAAGCCCCCTGAGTAGAGCTACCTTTGTTCGTCAAGCCCACAATGTCGAACTGTACGTTAGAAATGGTGTCTTGGATATCCGCCAAGACTTCGGTCCAGTTGAACGTGATATCAATCGTGGCGTTTGGATCAATGCTACCTGTAGGTCGTTTCGCGGTGGGGAATTGCCAATAACCTCCCTCTTGCGCAAACATGCCAGGCGCAGCCTTGATATTGATTGTTCTTTGTTTTGATCGCATGAACACAGGATTACTTGGAACTTCGCTAGTCAGTGTCGTAAAGCTAAATGTCAGCGGGCTGGAATAATTCCCAGCAGCGTCAAACGCCCTTGCACGTCCGTTAATCAACTTATCTGAAGGTAGGTTCGTAATCGTCGCAGTACGATTGCTCGTGTTCGTGTAGTTCGCTCCAGCATCCACACTGTATTGATATCCGACAACCCCAACGTTATCGATAGCGACTGGAATAGTGATCGTTGCGCCGGTAGCGGTGATATTTGTTACTGCGACGCTCGAACCAGATGCAAAAGTAGGGGCCAAAGTATCAGCTGGTGGCGTGACTATCAATTCTGATGCAGTCATTTCCGTCTCTACCGTCATAGGCAAAGGCGTTGAGCCGTTGTCGAATACAGCAGAACTCATATCAGGAGACGATCCAGCGCCATAGGTAACGACAACTGGTGCAAGCAAAGCACGGTTTGCAGTTAGCTTGTACTGCCCCGAATTTACCGGGGAAGTCGTAGTAATTGTTGCCGAGCCTGACGCATCACTGATAGCGAAGCCAGTAGCAAGACTGTTCGTTCCGAAGTTCGTGCCACTTCGTTGGGTGACATTTACAAAGACTTCGTTGCCAGAGAACTGAAAGCTGTCAATCCTCGGCCCTCGGCGGTACACCCCACCGTAGACACGCTCACCAAGAACATAGCTGGCTATGCGAACAGACGCGGGATAACCAAGCGGCCCGCTGCTCAGGTGGACATTGTCACTACTATCTACTTCAAACTGCAACGTCTGGACGTGCGAGACATTAGGGTAATCGCCAATGTCATTCTCGGCCATGCGCAGTCGATTTGCCTGAACAGCATTAAGCGGTGGCCGGCGATTAGATCCGCTCCACAACACAGGCAAGTTTGGTTGGCCGGTAACAGAGCGAACGTTATTGACCAAGGTTTGCATGTTCGCCAAATGGCTCGCACGTGACGTGATCGAATTATTGCCGGCGTCGTTCGACCCAACCGTAATGTAGATGCCTTTCAGCTTGCCGCCTGCTGCATTCAGTGCTGTCAAAAACCTTTGCCACTGAGTTCCTGACTGGTTGATCCAGTTGAGCAGGTTAGTACCTGACTCGCCATAGTTAATCAGCCCGATAGGCTTACCGCTACGCGATGCAAGCAGAGACGCCATCAAGGTAGCAGCCCCCACCGAAGTGAACGGTGACCATGTGTACGACGTACCAGTCATGATACTAGTATTTGCCGATGGAGTGAAACCAGTGCCGCTATCAGCCGTAGAGAGCCGTGACGCGCTTGACGATCCAATGATGGCATAGACATCACCGACCGAGAACTGAGCGCTAGAGATCGTGCTTTCAGCCAGTACCGTGCTGCCGTTTTTGCTCCGCACGGAAATGCGGTAAGGACCACCAGCCGGTACATTGATGCTGCCCGTATAAGAACCAGACCCAATACTCGCATTGATTGCAGCATATGCGCGCAGCACGGTAGTACCGTTCGCTGCATAAAGCTGTGCCTCAATGGACGTAGGTGCCGTGCCAGAGATCGAACCGCTTACAGGAACCGTAGCCCCGCTATCATCTTGGAAAGTACGATATGCGTGCGCTTCATTGACACTAATTGCGTTTGTCGGAGTAGTCGGATTGCCAGGCTCTACATAGGAATACGAAGGTTCCGCCGATGTGGTTGGCGACCCCGCAATGCTAAATGTTAAATTGTTCGGGCCAAGGTCTTTTACACCGTTCGCATCAGCAGTATCCATGCGCGTGTAGAAGACTGGCGTTTTCCCAATGTTGATGATTTCTTCGCCAGCAGCAAGCCTAATAAGCTCGGCATCCGAAATAAGATAGTTACCCATCGACGGCCGAGAGATTGAGAGGTCTGCTTTCCTGGCCGCTAAATTGTCCAAGCGCGAACCAAACATCATTCCTTGGCCGTTCAACTCACGAACAATCTGCGGGTTCGTGCTGGAGCCGGTAGTAGGCCTAACAATCGTGCTGGAATTGATTGGGAG